AATTGATTTGGCTGGATTAATGCACTCAATTAAAGATTCAAGCCCAAAATTATACATCAGAGAATTGTTGCTTTCGATGGATGAAATTGAATCAGTTGAACGCGAATTTGAGGATTGGGAGCGTGTGGAGTTTACTAAAAAATTAGAGTTTATTATTAACCTTTTAAGAAAATGAATATTCACTTTAAATAAATTAACAATGAAAAAATTAGGACAAGAATTTTCTCCAGGAATGGCTAGAAAGTCATTTTTAAATGACAATGCCGACTCAGTTGAGAAAAAAGGTTACATGAAAAAGTTTACAGATGAAGATATTGTGGACTTTAAAAATAATCTTTCTGAAACAGATATTCAGATTAACGACATTGAAGAGGAAAAAAAAGAAGTTGTAAATGTGTTTAAGTTAAAGCTAAAACCTTTGCAAACTCAAAGGCAAAAGCTCTTAAAAGATTTGAAACACAAAGCGGAGTTTGTAACTGAAGAATGTTATAAATTCATTGACAATGAAACTAGAATGGTGGAATATTACAACGTAGAAGGCGAACTAATTGAAACCCGCCCTGCAAATGCTGATGAATTGCAAAGGAATATTTTCCAGGATATACGCAAAAATGGTACTGAAAATCAATAAAAACAAGGAAAATGCAAAACGAAAAATTTGAAATCAAAATGAATGAAAATTCTGATAAAGCAGAAATAATCATTCGTGAAGTCGAATCAGTTAATGAATTGCCTGTGCAAGAACCTTTGAAATTAGGCATTGTTGGCACAATTCAGGCGGTATCTGAATTCCTTAGCAAAAGGATTTCTGAAAGCGACCAAATAAACCAGAAGAAATGTCATATTTTGGTCAACAGGGAGGTTATGGCAATCGAATTAGTCACAAATGAAAGTGATTATTATTCGACAAACAAAGTCATTGGTACGCTTTCTATTTATCCAAAATTTAAGGAATTTGGAATTAATACTGGCAAGATTTGGACGCCATCGGCACTTGGCCAATTCTTTAAAATGAACAGGGCTTTTTTTCCAGTCAAAGCAGACAATATGAAGCTGGTTAATCCTTTGATGAATTTCACCGCAACTGTTAATAACACGGTTGAAAAGACAGCTAGTGAAAAGGGCGATCGTTCTGACAAATTTGAACAGGTTGTTAATTCAAACCTGCCAAGTTCGTTTAAATTGTCAATGCCAATCTTCAAAGGATTCCAGATTGAGAATTTTGAAGTAGAGACTTTTGCCAATATTGATGGAAGGGCGATTTCTTTTGTTTTAATTTCTCCGGGCGCTCAGGAAACTATCGAAAGCATTCGGGATAATATTATTGACGATCAGCTTAAATTGATCCGTAAAATTGCGCCTGATATTGCAATAATTGAGCAATAATAATACACGGGAGTTAGACTAAATGAGTAGTTAAGCGGTAGAGGCTGAATAGCTGTCAAGACCAAACAGCGCGCAGGTTCAAATCCTGCACTCCCGTCTAAAAAATAAAAATTATTTTTTAATTTATTTTTTTTATATTTGTAAAAAGATTTAATACCTGCTACAATGAATTTAGGACTTTACTTTTTTACATATTCTTGCCCTACAATTATAGGCTTTATAGGTTTCCGTAGCAGGTCCCTATTTAGCCTTTTTTTGTAGGGTTTTTTAATTATATGTTATGGAATTAGCTGGCTGGATTAAATTACATCGTAAATTTATTAACTGGGAGTGGTATAGAAAATCAGAAATGGTTCATTTATTCTTACATTTATTGCTAAAATCAAACCATGAAACATGTAAATGGCAGGGCGAAATTATAAAAAGAGGTCAATTAATTACTGGTAGAAAATCTTTAAGTATAGAAACCGGACTTTCAGAGAGGGTGATCAGAACTTGCTTAGAACGTCTAAAATCGACCAATGAAATAGCCATCATAACGACCAACAAAAACAGCATCATAACTATATGTAATTATGACAGTTATCAATTTGATGTAAATAAAAACGACCAGCAAAACGACCAGCAAAACGACCAGCAATCGACCAGCAATCGACCAGCAATCGACCAGCAATCGACCACAAACAAGAATGATAAGAATGATAAGAATGATAAGAATGATAAGAAAAATATAAATAAATATACTGATGAAATTAAAAATTTCACAGCTGAGTTATCTAAATTATTTCCAGTTGAATTAATTTCAAAATTAAAACCTACTGATAAAATAAACTGGATTGATACAGTGGATAAACTAATCAGGATTGATAACTATTCCAAGGAAGAAATAAAAAAAGCTGTCATAAATGCAGTTTCTGATGAATTTTGGCATAAGCAATTTCTGTCTTTAGTAAAGCTTAGAAAAAAAGATAAAGATGAGGTAACTTATATTTCAAAGTTTTTACAATTGAAAAATAAACCTGAAATTGCTAAAAAAGTTAATCCCGGATATATGGCTAATCCAATGTATCCTAAAGCTAAGTAATATGAAATACCAAAGCAGTATAACTAAGTTAGTTTTTGATTTTGATTTTGATTTGGATACAAAAAAACGCTATTCATGCCCTGAGTGTTCATCTCATTCAAAGCGAAAAAATCCAAAAGACATCCAATATTATCCATCGACAAAAATAGCTTATTGCCATAAATGCCAATCGACATTCTTTGAGTATAAGCAATTTGAACGCAAACAGGAATATTTAATCCCAGAATGGAAAAATATAACAGATTTAAGTGATAAAGCGGTAAAATGGTTTACTGGAAGGATGATTAGTCAAAGTACACTTATTAAAATGAAAGTGTATACGACCAACGAATTTATGCCACAATTCAATAAAATAATGCATGTTATCTGTTTTCCTTTTTTTGTTGGTGAAAAATGCTTAAATATCAAATTTCGTGGTGCTCAAAAATCATTTAAGCTTGTTTCAGGTGCAGAATTAGTCTGGTATAATTTCAATGCCTTAAAAAATTTCAAAGAAATAATTATTTGTGAAGGCGAAATAGATGCTTTAACATGGATTGAAAATGGTTTTGAAAATGTTATTTCTGTTCCAAATGGAGCTTCAGGAAAATTGGAATTTCTGGATAATTCGATTGATTTATTTGAAGATATTGAAAAGTTTTATTTATCCACCGATAATGATACTGCCGGAATTAAATTAAGAGATGAATTAATCAGGCGTTTGGGTGCTGAAAAATGCCACTTGCTTAATTTCAAACAGTACAAAGATGCAAATGATTATTTCGTAGGTTATGGCGGAATAGAATTAAAGAATTTGATTAAAGAAGCTATTCCGGTTCCAATTAAAGGAATTATAAACATCGATTCTTTATATTCAGAAATATTTGACTTATACGAAAATGGGATTAAAAATGGACTTGAAATAAATAATCCTGAAATTGATAAGTATATGACCATTGAGCTTGGTAGGCTTATGATTGTAGGTGGTATTCCTGGAAGTGGAAAATCTGAATTTATTGATTATTTAGTTTCAAGATTAAATCTAATTTATGGCTGGAAATCTGCATTTTTCACGCCTGAAAACTATCCATTAAAATATCATTACCGAAAAATTCATGAAAAATTTTCGGGCCGTTCATTTGATAAAAAAACGGATACAACCGATTTTTTAAGCATTTTTGAATATATCAAAGATAATTATTTCTATATACTTGATGAAGATGATATGACCGTAGAAACAATCATGAAGTCAGCAAAAATGTTAGTTAAGCAAAAAGGCATAAAGATTTTAGTTTTAGATCCTTACAATAAATTAGAACATCAATACAAATCAAATGTTTCTGAAACTCAGTACATAAGCAAGTTTTTAGATACATTATCAAATTTTGCAAAGTTCAATAATGTTTTAGTAATATTGGTTGCACATCCAAGAAAAATGCAGATTGGAGCTGTCCCAACTCTTTATGATATTTCGGGATCAGCAAATTTTTACAATAAAGCTGACTACGGAATTACTATTCATCGAGATAAAAATGATAATGGATCAATGTCAAATGCAGTTGATCTTCATGTCCAAAAAATAAAATTCAAGCATTTGGGAGTTCAGGGCGTTGCTGAATTAAATTATAATTATAACAATGGCAGGTTTGAAAGCAGAAATCATGGTATAAATTGTTGGGATAATTCTAACTGGCTTGATTTGAATCAAAATAAAACAGACTTTAAAACAGGAATTGAACCTGATTATTTGTTTGAACAAATAGACGAAATACCATTTTAATATGAACGATTATAACGATTTTAACTGGAAATTAAAAGCTTATCAAATTAAAAAACGAGATAATTTTACCTGCCAGGTGTGCGAAAGTAAAAAAGCTTTAAATGTTCATCACATTATTTATTTAAAAGACAAGGAATTATGGGATTATCCCGACAATTATTTGATTACATTATGCTGTCAATGTCATATAGTTGAACATTTTTATATGAAGCAAATAGGCTTTGTTTATTCTGAATTGCTGCTTTCGGGAATGTTGGCATGTGATATTTATAAAAAGATAAAATCAAACGAAAGAATTATTGTATGAAAAACCTATCCGATTATGCTCAAAGAGTATCAAACTGTATTAATGATATTAATTCAGACCTTCAAAAACACAACTTTAAGGACGCTGGCAAAGAAATAATTCAAAAGATGGCAAATATTACCATAAAAAATTATTGTTCAAAATACGGGCTAAAAATGGCCAATATTAAGGTGGTGTTTGAAGGCCGTTTTGAACCTGAAAAAAAGAAAATCATTAATTTTAACACTTTTTAATTTTTTATTTCATTTTATTGTTATACATTTGTAACGATAAATCAAAATTAAATTATATGGAAAAGATTAATCTATTAACAATAGATCAGGAAAGTAAATTAACCACTTATAAAGATAAGTGGCTTAATAAAATCTTTAAATATGAGTTATATAATTCTGTAACGAAAGAATCTGTTATTCTTAAAATTAAAGAATTATATAAGTTTTGCAATCTAAAAGATCCGTTAGTTTTATTGGTTGACAGTCCTATGGCTTGCCAAATTGCAGCTAATATAATTCAAGTCAGGGCTCAAGTCGGGGATCAAGTCAGGGATCAAGTCGGGGATCAAGTCTGGGCTCAAGTCTGGGATCAAGTAAGGGCTCAAGTCTGGGCTCAAGTCAGGGATCAAGTCGGGGATCAAGTCTGGGATCAAGTCGGGGAGCAAGTCAGGAATCAAGTCGGGGCTCAAGTCGGGGCTCAAGTCAGGGATCAAGTCAGGAATCAAGTCGGGGCTT